CGATTAAGAGAATTACCGAAAAAGGTTTGAATATAAATTTTAAAACCACATCATTAACAACTGATGCAATTGCACTTTACATGCCAGATACTTTGAATTACAGTTATTCACAATCTTATGACCGGTTATCTTTAGGTGGTGAATTTGCGGGTCAAGTTTTTGCCGCAGGCCAATCTGCTTATGAAGATTATAAAAAAACTGGCGATTTAGGTAAATTAGGAGCATCACTTCAAAAATCAGGTGGTGAAAATGTAAAACAAATACTTGGAGAAGGACTTGGTAGTTTATTGAATAGTCAACAAACAGCCGCAGCATTTTTGGCAAGAACTGGTCGTGTTGTAAACCCAATGCTTGAAATGATTTATAAGTCTCCAGACTTTAGAACATTTCAATTTGATTTTACATTTTACCCAAGAGATGAAAGAGAAGCCTTAGAAGTCCAGAGAATTTTAGAGAGACTTCGTTTTCATCAAGCACCTGAAATTTTTAAAGCCAATGGAACAGAATCTTCTGGCTTTTTAGTTCCTCCTTCTGAATTCGACATTAAGTTTTATTATGCAGGTGGAGAAAACCCAAACATTCCACAAATTGCAACTTGTGTTTTGACTACAATTGATATCAATTACGCACCAAATGGATTCTCTGCATATGAGGTACCTGGTGAAAACAAACCTTCTCTCGGTAGAACTGGTATGCCCGTTGCAATTCAAGCCACATTACAATTCCAAGAAACAACATATCTGACGAAAGAGGACTTTAGGGAAGATTTAGCAACATCTGCAACCCTAAGTTCTGCGAGAAAATAATGGCAAAATATTTTAATTATTTTCCAAAAGCATTATACAGTTCAAATACTAGAACATCAGGCCTTGATGAGATTACGAACATTACTGCAAGGTTTGGTTTTGAACAATCACTAAAAGAAAACTCATCGGCATTTTACAAATACGATTTGCAAGAAGGTGACACACCTGAAATTGTTGCGGCTAAATTTTACGATAGTCCTGAAAGACATTGGATCGTTTTAATGTTTAATGACATTTACGACCCACAATATGATTGGCCTTTGCAATACTCTACATTCATTGAATATGTTGATAAAAAATACTCCGCAAACAATTATGCAGATACCGCAAATACAAGTGTTACTGGTCTTTCGTGGGCAATGAATGTAACCAATGTTCATGCATATTACAAAGTCGTAACAAGAACAAATTTCGATAACATTTCAATCATCGAAAAATTAGAAGTTGATGCTAATACTTGGGCTAATGTGGCACCTACAACCACAAGTTATACCCTACAAGACAGTTCTACAATTACACAAGCCATCACTAAAGAAAAACAATCATATTATGATTATGAAAACGAATTGAATGAAAATAAAAGAAGTATTAAACTTTTAAAACCAGAGTTTGTATCTGCGGTCGAAAAAGAATTTAAGAAAGTTATTAAACAATGAGTTTTTCGGTAAAAAAGTCAACACAGTTCAAAATTAATGAACTTGTGGTGATGACAAAAGCAGGACCAATTGATATTTCTTCCATTTACGAAGAAATCAATATCTTTGATTCTGTTTTTATGCCTGTAATGAGCGGGCATATTATGGTAAGAGATGCAATTGGTCTTTCCGGTTCTTTAATTTTCGATGGTTCTGAAACTTTGCTTATCGACATTTCTAAAAGTGAACAAGACCCTGATATTGCCAATTTTAAAAAATCGTTTAGAATCTACAAACAATCAGACCGAATTAATAGTGGTCTGAATAGTGAATTTTTTGTATTGCATTTTTGTTCCGATGAAATGATTTATTCCAATCAACAAAGAATTAATCAGTCTTACGAAGGAACATATTCAAAAGTTGTTGAAAAAATTCTTACGGATTATTTAAAGATACCTGAAAATCAGTCTGGTGGTTTCTTTGAATCGACTTCAGGTATTCGAAAAATTGTTATACCTAATTTAAAACCTATTGAAGCAATTGAATGGGTAACAAAAAGGTCTTTGGATGCGAAACAATCTCCAAATTATTTGTTCTATCAAAACATAACTGGTTACAACTTTGTTTCTCTCTCTAAACTACTGACACAACCAGAATTGCTTGATGTTAGATTTGAACTCAAAAATCAAACACAAGTAAATGCAATTGAAGAAATTGGTGCGGCTCGTGGATTAGAAGTTATATCACAAACTGATATGCTTGAGAAAATTAAGTCTGGTGTTAATGCAGGACAGTTTATTGGTTTTGACCCAATTACACGAACAACTGCAAAAAAGAACATTGGGTTTGGTGATATGTTTTATAATATGGAACATGGTAGTGAAACACCCAATCAGTCTGTATTTGAAAACAGAGGTGGTGTTAAAAGCGTTGAAGCATTTGCATCAAAGATTTCTATGGCATCTTTTAATGCCGCAAAACAATTGAGCAGTTATATTAAGAAAAACGACCCGACTTCTCTTTCAAAGGAAGAAAGTATTGAAAACTGGTTGTTTCAAAGAACTGCCATCATGGCACATTTAATGAATAAGAGAGTTAAATTGGCGATGCCAGGCAACTTTCAATTAACATCAGGTTTCAATATCAATCTTAACGCACCTAATTTTGGTAGAAAAATAAAAGGTGAAGATAATGAAGATGTGAGTGTGAGTGGTAAGTATATGATTGTTGCTTCCAGACAGATTATTAAATACGACAAACACGAAACAATTATTGAGGTTGCTTCCACAACTACAAACAATGAGTATGTGACTGTAAGCAATCCAGAACAATTAACACAACTATTGAATTATTAATATGGCACAAAATGATTTTGCAGGTGCAGGTCAATTCGTTTGGTGGATTGGCTTTGTTGAAAGCAGACAAGACCCATTAAAGTTAGGTCGTGTTAAAGTTCGTTGCGTTGGTTGGCATGCTGATAATAAGATGCAACTTTCAACCGATGCACTTCCTTGGGCTCAAGTTTCTTTACCAACAAATAATATAAACCCATATGCACCAAAAGAAGGTGAAATGGTGTTTGGGTTTTTTACAGATGGAGAAATGGCACAAGAACCGATAGTTCTTGGTGTTTTTCCTAGTATTCCATTAAAACCTGCAAACATACAAGAGGCGTATAGTGACCCAAGAACATCTGCTGAACTTGCGAAATCACCAAGAACACCAGAATCAAAAACATACAATACTGATGGAACAGGTATTGAGATTGTTGAAAAAACACAAGCAAATAATTATCCATTAAACTTAGATGAACCAACTACATCAAGGCTTGCACGAAATGATTCAGATACAATTATAAAAACTTATATTCAGGAACGAAAAGAGAATAAAGTAACTGGAGTTTCAACTGTAACATCTACATGGAACGAACCTGAAACAAAATATGATACAGTTTACCCATACAATAAAGTAATGGAAACTGAATCTGGTCACATTGTCGAATATGACGATACACCAGGTAAAGAACGAATTCATATTGCACACCGAAATGGTAGTTTTACCGAATGGTATCCTAATGGTGACAGAGTAGAGAAAATTACAAAAGACAAATACTCTATCGTTATGAAAGACGATAATGTTTATATTATGGGAGACTGTAATATTACTGTTCAAGGAAATGCACAAGTTTATGTGCAAGGTAATGCTGATATGAAAGTAGATGGCAATATGAATATGACTGTTGGAAGAAATTTTGCGGCTGATGTTGGTGGAACAACTTCTTGGAACTCTGCCGGAAATTATAGTGTTAATGCACCAAGAATTGATTTGAATTAATATGGCGCATGAGTTTGTTGTTTTGTTGAATGGTGAGTTAAAGACATATACGAAGTATGAAGATATACCCGAAAGATTTGATAATGTCATTCGGTTTATACCTGAAATACCTGAACCACCACATACACATGAACAACACGAAGAAATGGATTCTTGGAATGAAAGATTGCAGGAATTAATGAAAAGAGAAACGAATGGCCATTAGTATTGTTGTCTCACCTGCGGGAGATTCTCCAACAGAAATACAGTCAACCGCCAGGTCCATAAGAACTGTAAATGCAACAATTACCGCTTCAGGTGATGAAATGGAATCAAATATTGTTGTGGGTGCAAGTTCAACTGGAGTCTCTGAACCTGGTGTAGTTATAACTTCTGGTCCAATTTTAGCCACTATTATTGGTAAATATGCGGATCCTTTTTTAGATACTTTTAAATATGTAAGTAAAGGCAGTAGTGATAAAATAGAAACTCCCACAATAATTGTTGGTGTGCAGAAGATGCCTTTAAAAAAAGAACTATATGATTTAAACCAAGATACAAGATTATTTGAACTTAAAACATATCAAATTACTGTTAATTATGATGATGAGTTTTTAGTTCCAGGCACAGAAACATTTACAGTAACACAAAAAATAATGAATGATTTAGAGGGCATTCGTTCATTTATGGATACTTACTACGATTAGGATATAAGATGCCGGCAGCAACAAGAGTTGGAGATGCAGATTCCGCACATTGCTCAGGAATGGTTAGAGCAGTAGGTTCTGGCAATGTTTTTGTCAATGGTATTCCTTGGTCTCGGCAAGGCGATGTGAACACAGTTCATTTACTCCCAGGCTCTCCTTGTCCCGCACATAATGCTCCGATTGCCGCAGGTTCTTCAAAAGTTTTTGTGAACGGAAAAGGTGCAGGAAGAGTTGGAGATGCTTTGTCAGGATGCACTTCTGTGGCCGCAGGTTCTTCAAATGTTTTTGCCGGAGGTTGAATAAATAGAAGATGACAACAGTAACGACAATCGATAATACAACAAGAACATTCCGAGACTTGGACTTGGCGTTCACCATTCATCCGGTAAGAAAGGATGTCAATGTTTATAAAGGTGAATATGCCGTCATTAACTCCATTAAAAATCTTGTTCTAACAAATCACTATGAGCGCCCATTTCAACCTGAATTGGGAAGTAACATTCGCAGACTTTTGTTTGAAAATGTTGACTCGGTTATGGCCGCACAAATTGAGCGAGAAGTTGAAGAAACAATCAATAACTTTGAGCCAAGAGCTCGTGTTTCAAAAGTTACTGCGACTGCAACGCCAGACGAAAACAAATACTCAGTTGTGCTTGAGTTTTTCGTAATTAACAACCCAAGCCCAATTACAATTAATTTTTTCCTAGAACGGATTAGATAAAAATGGCAGACCGTTTAAGAGTTACCGAACTTGATTTTGATACAATCAAACAAAATTTAAAAAACTTTTTAAATCAACAATCTGAATTTACAGACTATGATTTTGAAGGTTCTGGTTTAAGTATTTTACTTGACCTTTTAGCCTACAATACCCATTATAACGCATACTATCTAAACATGGTTGCGAATGAGTCCTTTTTAGATAGTGCATTGCTTCGTGATTCGGTAGTTTCACATGCTAAAACTTTAGGATATGTTCCATATTCTCAAAGAGCACCAATTGCAACAATTAATTTTACTGCACAGTCCGCAACAAGTAATTCAGGTAGGTTAACAATTCCCTCTGGGTTTGCATTTTTGTCAAACCAAATTGACAACACATCATATAACTTTGTTGTCTTGGATGAAATTACTGTATTAAAAGCGAACAATCAATATTATTTTGAGAACCTTGATATTTACGAAGGTCAGTTAGTCACTTATGTTTTCAACTATGACCAAGCATCAAATCCAAAACAAGTATTCAATTTACCAGATACAAATATTGACACAACCACAATTAAAATAACTTCAATTCCTGCCGCAGGCAATACACAATTAACTGTTTACAATAAAGTTACCGATGTTTTGGATGTGACTTCATCATCCGAAGTTTTTTATGTGCAAGAAAACAAAGGTGGTAAATTCCAAATTTATTTTGGTAATGATGTAGTTGGTAAAAAATTACCCGATGGTGCGGTTGTTTCTGTAACATACTTGGTTACAAATGGAACTGCTGCAGATAAAGCCAATAACTTTGTTGCGACATCCGCATTGGTAGATTCTTTAAATGAAGGTATCAACAATTATGTAATTTCTCCCATCTCTGCCGCCTCTGGTGGTTCATTAAGAGAAAGTGTTGATGAAATTAAATTTGGTGCACCTGCACAATTTACCACACAGAATCGTTTGGTTACATTTAAAGATTATGAATCATACATCAAGAAAAACTACCCATCGGTAGATTCATTGTCTGTTTGGGGTGGCGAAGATGCGATACCTCCTGTTTATGGTAAAGTATTTGTGTCATTAAAACCAAAACAAAATTACTATATCTCAGAAACAGAAAAACAAAGAATTGTTGATGATATTATTTCACCAAAAGCAATTGTTTCTGTTGGTGCGGAAATTATTGATCCACAATTCTTGTATCTTTTAATCGACAACTATGTGGAATATGATAAAAACAAAACAACTCAAAGTGCCGAAGCAATTAAAACTTCAATTCGCAATGCAGTTTTAACTTATAACAATACAAATTTAAATAAGTTTGATGCCACTTTTGTTCTTTCAAAACTACAAGATTCTGTTGATGGTGTAGATTTAAATGCAATTCGTGGTTCAGAAACTATACTGAGATTACAAAAAAGATTTGTTCCAGAACTTAATGTTTCAAAAACATATCAGATTGAATTTAATGCCGAGTTACATCGTGGCACAACATCTAATCGACTTGCATCTTCTGAATTTGATGTATTCGATTCATTAGGTGTTCGTAGAACGGTACAATTAGAAGAAGTGCAAAACTCATATACTGGTATTACCGAAATTAATGTGACAAATCCAGGATTCAATTATACTGTTGCACCAACTGTAACAATTACAGGTGATGGAACTGGTGCTACTGCCACCGCAACAATCGTAAATGGTCGAGTTCAAAAAATTACAGTTGTTAATCGTGGTATTGATTACACATCTGCATTAGTTACCATTTCTGGCGGTGATGGATATGGTGCTACTGCTATTGCAGTTTTAGATTCCAGATATGGTGATTTAAGAACTGTTTACTACGATAATTTTGCACAGAAACAAATCATTCGTGAAAAAGCAGGAACAATTGATTACCAAAATGGTATTATTACTTTAACTGATATTCGCATTTTATCTGTAAAACCAAGTGATGGTTTTATTCGTATTTCTTTAGAATCAGAAAAAGGTATTTTATCATCTGCAAAAAATACTATTATTACAATTGATAGTGCAGACCCTTCTGCTATTGTAACCGAACTTGTTAGTGTCTAATGTCTGATTTAAGAACTTCTTTACTTGTTAATCGTCAAGTTCCTGAATTTATTCGGGAAGAGTATCCGTTATTCATTTCTTTTTTAGAAGCATATTACGAATATCTTGAAACTAAACAAGGCACTCAACTTAATGATTTAACTCAAAGAGCCAAAGACCTTCGAAATCTATCTGATGTTGACGATTCGATTGATGATTTTGAAGAACAGTTTTTTGCAACTTATGCTTCATTAGTATCTAAAGATGTTGAAGTTGATAAAGCGTTTTTAATTAAAAATGTTTTACCTCTTTACTTAGCAAAAGGTTCTGAGAACTCGTTTAAGTTATTGTTCAGAATGTTATTTGGGCAAGAACTTGAAGTTAAGTATCCTAAAAATGATGTTCTAAGAGCATCTGATGGTAAATGGAAAAGAGATGAGGTTATTAAGGTAACTCAAGACATTTCAAGTTTCTATACTGGAAATGGAACTAAAAAAGAATTCAATCTTGTACCTTTTAATTCTGCATTAGATACAACCATTACAGTTTATGTAAATGGTTCTTTAATTTCACCATCTAATTATTTTGTTCGAAAAGAAATAAGCAAACTTTATTTTTATATTGCGCCGGCAAATAATGCCACAATTGAAGTATTTTATCGTAATATTGATATAAAATTATTTAAAAATAGAAAATTAACTGGTTTAATTTCTGGTGCATCTGCAATAATTGAAGAAGTTGAAATTGAAACTATAAACAACGAACAAATTACTACACTTTATATAAATCCAAAAACTGTTGTTGGTAACTTTACAATTGGAGAAACAATATTATTTGATATTATTGCTGATGATGAAACACTCATTTATCTTCGTGCAAGAGCGTTTTCTTCACTATTAACAATTACAATTATTGATGGTGGTGCAAACTATAATATCGGTGATCCTGTCCGTATTGTGGTTCCTACTTTTGAGAGAGAACCAAAAGCATTTATTTCCAAAACATTTAGTGGTAAAATTAATCAAGTAATAATTCGTGATGGTGGTGCTGGATTTCAAGTTGCAGCCAATATTCGTGCAATAGGTATTCCTGAAGAAGAATTATTTTTTGCCGTAGGTGCAGTTAATACAACAGGTACTAATACACCAAATAGTTATACCATTTTTTCAGATGTAATTTCTGATATCGACCCGGCCAACAATGTAATTTTAAATTTAAATTGGGGATTATCTGGCGGTACAGTTGCAAATGTTAATACAGTTATTTCACGAGCATTATCAAACATTTCATATTCTACTATTGGTGAAATTAGTAATGTTCAAGTGCTTGTTTCTGAATTAGCAGTAGTAACAACACCAACATTAAATGCAGACCCAGCAATTGTTGACATTGTTCCAATTGCAAACACAACAACCAACACAATTGTAAAAATTGATACTTTTGGTTCTTTAGGTAAATTAATAGTTTATGATGGTGGTTTAGACTATGCAATCGGTGACGAACTTGATTTTAAAAACAAACCAATGAGTTTTGGACTTGGTGCTGCAGCCGAAGTAACCAATGTTTCTGCATTTGGAACAATCACAGAAGTTAAATTTGTGCCATATAAAATTACTGGAAACGCAAGTGTAACATCGGCAAGTAATGTGATGGTCCAAGGTTATAACACTTTATTTGAAACAGAATTAGTTGTTGGTGATAAAATTATGATTGGTTCAAATACAAGAACCGTTGTATCAATTGCTTCAAATACCTCACTTAATGTAAATACAAGTTTTGGTTCAATTCTAACAAATAGACCAGTTAGACATTGGGGAAGATATTTGATAGGTGGTCAAGGATATACTAACGACAAACTTCCAACAATTACTATAAATTCTACTCTTGGAACAGGCGCAAATTTAGCCGTTACGACAATTATGGGTGATGGAGAAAATCTATTTCCCCGTGGTACTGGTCGTGCTGGTGAAATCCAAGAAATCACAATTCTTGATCCAGGTAAAGGTATTCGTACCACACCTCAAATTGTTTTGACTTCAACTGGTGACGGAACTGCTCAAGCAAACGCAACACTCAGTCCGACATTGCAAGAATTACCTGGAAGATGGACTTCTTCAGATTCAATTCTTTCATCTTCAGATAGAAGATTGCAAGGTAGAGATTACTATATTAACTATTCTTACTTGTTATCATCGGAAATTGAGTTTGGTAAGTATAAAAAAATCTTTAAAGAACTCTTACATCCTGCTGGATTTAAATCCTATGCAGAGCTAAATAAACTAAATGAGTTAGGTGCTAATAATGTAATTATGAATACATTGACCGCACCTAAGAATATACGAACACTTTCTGGTACTGTTAATGTTAACAGCACCATTTTTGTTGTTGGAACAGGTACTAAATTTACTAAGGCAGCCAACCTCGACTTTATTGGTGCAAATACTTGGATTGCCGTAAACTCAGAAATTCGCATGGTGAATTCAATCATCAGCGACACATTACTGACTGTAAATTCTGCCTTTACGATAACTGCAAATAATGAAGAATTAGTGGTATTGAATGTTGATTACGATGCGATTGCAACAGAGGTAACATTAGACGAGATTATAGCTGAGAACGAACTTGTTCTTACAGTAGAAACATAGGAATAAAAATGTCAACGACAATTAGAATAACCGATTTAACAGAACTAACAACGCCCGATTCAAATACGCTGAATACGGTATTTGTGGTCGTTGATAAAAGTAGTGGCACTTTTACCACAAAACAACTTTCACTAGCTAACTTAGACATTGCAATTGACAATGTAGCAAGTTTTGCATTTAGCACTGCCAATTCTGCGTATGATAAGGCAAATAGTGCGAATATACTTGCACAAGCAGGATTTAATGCGGCCAATACTGCACAAGCCGATGCAAGCGGTGGATTTGCAAAGGCCAATACCGCAAATATTACCGCAGAATCCGCATTTGCTCGTGCCAACATTGCAAACACAATTGCAGATTTAGGATATGCTTTTGCTAACTCAGTCAACATTAAAGTTGATAGTGCGTATGCGTTTTCAAACATTGTAAACATTAAAACAGATTCAGCGTATGCATTTGCCAATACTGTAAACATCAAAGTTGATTCTGCTTTTGCGTTTAGTAATACAGTTAATGTTTATGTTGATTCAGCATATGCATTTGCGAATACAATCAATATTAAAACAGATGCCGCTTTCTCACAAGCAAACTCTGCATTTAATCAAGCAAACGCAGCCAATGTTCTCGCACAAGCCGCATTTAATGCCGCTAATACTGCAAATGCAGGTGTTGTTCAGGGTGCTTTTGATACTGCAAATGCTGGATGGTCAAAAGCTAACTCTGCAAATATTATAGCACAATCATCATATGATTTTGCTAATACAGTTAATACAACCCTCTATCTAACGATTGCAGATGAAACTGCCGCATTTGCAAGAGCCAACGCTGCCAATCTTTTAGCACAAGCCGCATTTAATCAAGCTAATACTTCCAATGTAACCGCAGAAGCCGGATTTGCAAGAGCAAATACCGCAAATACAACTGCTGATGCGGCTTTTAGTAAAGCAAATACTGCGAATGTGATTGCTAATGCTGCATATGCACAAGCAAATACTGGTACTACAATTGCTCAAGCTGCATACAATTATGCAAACACAATTTCTATCTCATTAAACAACCAGTTTATCTTAGATACAGCAAATACGGCTAATGGTGCAAACATTACCGCACATGCTTCATTTGATAGAGCCAACACTTCAATTACTCAAGGTGCATTAGCATTTAATTCTGCAAATACGGCACAAGTTCATGCAGATGGTGCTTACAATAAAGCAAACTCTGCCAATGTCTTAGCACAAGCTGCTTTCGACATTGCTAACGGTGCAATTGCATTTGCGTTCTCTGCACTTACCGCTTCAAATACTGCCAATGCGGCTTATGCACAAGCAAATTCAGCAAATGTCATCGCACAGAGTTCTTATAACTTTGCCAATACAGTAAATACAACTCTTTATTTGACAATTGCAGATGAAGTGGCGGCATTTGCTAAAGCAAACTCTGCAAATAATTTGGCGCAAGGTGCATTTATACATGCTAACTCTGCATTTGATAGAGCAAACTTAACATCACAAATTTATAATCACGCAAATGGTGCTTATAATACTGCCAATACTGCACTTGCAACCGCAGCTATTGCATTAAATTACGATAACTTTGCTAATGCGGCCTTTGATAAAGCGAACACTGCCGGTGCAGACGCTTCTGGTGCTTTTGCAAAAGCCAACTCTGCAAATATTATTGCAGATTCCGCATATGCATGGGCAAATACAATCAATATTAAAGTTGATTCAGCATTTACTAAAGCCAATGCGGCTAATGTATTAGCACAAGATGCGTTTAATACTGCAAATAACGCAAATACTCGCACCATTATTAATGGATTAGGAAACTCTAAACTAGATTTTAATACTTACGGAGCCAACTCCGCATATCTAACAACCACTAGCGATGATTCTACTGCATTGTTTATGGGAGCGGTGTCTGCTGATTTATACGCTCATACAAATATACTCATTAGGGCCAATACTGGAGGAACATCAAAACAATGGACATTTGGTGAAGATGGTACATTAACATTCCCAGATAGCACAATTCAAAATACCGCTTATGTTCGTGCTAATTCATTGATTATTGTTTCTTCTGCACCTGCAAATAATAAAGGTGCTGGTGGTGATACAAAAGGTATGGTGTATCTTGCAAATGACTATTTCTATTATTGCACAACCGCATATGACGGAACAACAAACATTTGGAGTAGAATTGCCTCGACTGACGCTTGGTAATTAAAATAAATAAAAAAATATGGCGACCTCTTACACATCCGAAAAACTTGCGTTTAATAACGCAGAACAATTTAAAGAATCATTCTATGAACCAGAACCAGCTACACTTGGTTATGTGTTTATTGGCAATCATATTCCTTGGACAAACGAAGATAGTCCCGATTCTATTATAGATTCGGTTAAAGATGAAAAGAGTGTTTGGGATAACATGTATGCCGGAAAAAGAGTTACTGGCAATGATGTTGAATTAGTTGTTCCAAAAATTGATTGGACAGGTAACACAAAATATCGTCAGTATGATGATACAATCACATTATCTGATTTATTGTCATCAAATACAACTCAAAATTTAAAACCAATGTATGTGGTGAACACAGATAAAAATGTTTATCTTTGCTTGTGCAATAATGTTTCGTCAAATTCTACCGTAGAACCATCAGGTCAAAATTTAACTGCCAATGGAATTATCGAAACTTCAGATGGTTATCTTTGGAAATATCTTTATAATGTAAGACCATCCAATCGTTTTTTAACAACAAATTGGATTCCTGCACCAACATCTACTTCAAAATTAGATTATTCTACATCTGCCAATATTGCAGTTGATGGTGAATTATCAAAAATTGTAATTACAAATGGTGGTACAGGATATATTCACAGTAATGTTATAGTCTCTGCATTTCAGACAGGTTGCACAATTCTAACAGTTTTAAGTACCGATGATACCGTCTCTCCTAATTTATCAGCAGCTTTAAAAAATACTGCAAATATGACGATTGCAGGAACAGGCCTTGGCGGTTCTTACTATGTCGATTCTGTTGATCCTGTTAATTTAAAAATTACCCTTTCAACAGGTGCGACTGCAAATGGTGGTGGTTCAAATACTGCAAATGCACTTGCTTTAACAACAAGAGTTTATGTTGAAGGTGATGGAACTACGGTACTGACACAACCTAGACTAAGTGGAAATTCAATTCAAAAAATAACAGTTACCACAAGAGGTAGAAATTACACTTATACGAATGTTCGTATTTTTGGAACAGGAACTGGCGCAACAGCAAGAGCAGTGTTACCACCAAAATTTGGCCACGGATTCAACTCTGCAAAACAGTTAGGCGCATCAAATGTTATGGTTGCCATGAGAATTGGTGAAATTGATTCTACTGAAGGTGGTTTAATTTCTGCAAATACAACCTTCCGTCAGTATGGTCTGCTAAGAGACCCATATAAATATGGAGCAACAATCCAAGCAAATACTGCTGTGGCAAATAGCGTTATCTCGCAAACAACTGATTTGACAATTGTTGCAGGTACGGCTTATAATTTAAATGAGTTTGTTTATCAAGGTGCATCAACAAACTCAACAAGTTTTAGTGGTTATATAAATGATTACTCATCAAATGTTGTTAGACTTACTAAAGTTAGAGGTTCTGTTCAAGTAGGTGCACCATTGATTGGAGCAAACACAAATCCATCAGGCAGACGAGTTATTTCGCAAAAGAATCCAGAGTTCCAACCTTATACTGGTGATGTAATGCATGTAGAGAATATAGTAAAAACAGAAAGAACAGACGGACAAGCTGAAAATCTCAAGTTTGTTGTAAGATTTTAAAGGAAAAAATAGTTCATGGCTCTTGAAACTAATTTTAATGTAAACCCATATTACGATGATTATGATGAGGATAAAAAATTCCTCAGAATGTTGTTTAAGCCTGGCTATGCGGTTCAAGCTAGAGAATTAACACAACTTCAAACTATTCTTCAAAAACAATCAGAAAGATTTGGAAACCATGTTTTCAAAAATGGTTCTGTTGTTACTGGAGGCCAAACATTCTTACAAGATGCGACATACATCAATTTAAGTCCAACTTATGCTTCAACTGAAATTGTTGCAAACAATTTTATCGGAACAACTATTCTTTCTAATGATGAATCAAAGCGTGCCGAAGTAATTAAGGTATATGAAGCTATTGAAGGTGGGGATCCAATCACATTGATGGTTAAGCAAGTTTATGGTGGCGCTTTTACATCTGATGAAATCATTAAAACAAACGAAATTTCACCTGTCTTTGCAAACACAACTGGTGTAGGAACAGGTCAGACATTTTCTGTAACTGAAGGTGTTTTTTTCTATGATGGTTTCTTTATTAAGAATGATTCACAAACTATAGCAACATCAAAATACAATAATAATACCGCAAATGCAAGAATTGGTTTTGAAATAACAGAATCTATTATTACTTCTTCAGCGGACACATCATTATTAGACCCAGCACAAGATGCGTCTAACTATCAAGCACCAGGTTCAGACCGATTTAAAATTGATTTAATCTTATCTTCACGCTCACTTTCTTCTACTGACACCACACAATTTATTGAATTGTCCCGTGTTGAAGAAGGTTCTCTAACAAGAAATTATATTTTTCCAATTTATTCTGTTCTTGAAGATACTTTGGCTCGAAGAACTTACGATGAATCGGGCAACTATACTGTAAAGCAATTTAATCTTGCTTTGGACACAAGTGCATCTAATACTGCAAACATGGATGTTATTTTGTCACCAGGTAAAGCATATGTGTTTGGTTATGAATATGAAACTATTTCTCCGTCAACAGTTGTTATTGAAAAACCAAGAGAAACAGACAATGTTCAAAACAAATTTGTTACCGCAGATTATGGTAATTTTGTTTATACAACCAATCATTATGGAAGTTGGCCAATTGACAATCTAAGCACAGTTGATTTACATTGCGTTTCAAATGCAAATATCAATGTAACTTCTACTGGTTCAATTACTAATACTAAAATTGGTACAGCAAGAGTAAAATCTGTTGCATTTGATTCGGCATCAAACACATCCAATTCACAAACTTATACTTACAAAACATTTTTATTCGATGTAAGTGTAGGTTCTATTACAGGTACTGCAAATGCCGCAACAGTAAATACTGTTCAACTTGCAAATACTGTTGCAGGTAGAGTATTCACTACTGTTACTGATGCGTATGCGGGTGCAAAACTTCGTATTACTTCTGGTTTAGGTTCTAGTGAATCACCAAAATTAATTACTGCATTTAATGGCACAACACAAACTGTAACTCTTGCAGAAAATTTTATTACGACACCTAATAATCTATCGCAATTTTCAATTGACTTTGAATTTAATGATGTTAAAAGTATTGCGTCATTTAACAGCACAACAAAAATAAATTCTGGTGATATTGATTCTCGTTCTAAAGATTTAGCCTCAACATATGATGATACTTTCTTGACCGATGCAAGTTTTGAACCAGTTATTTTTAAACTTGGCCAAGAGTATATTACTCAAAATACAATTGCAGATTTTGTTTATTCTCTTAGACGACTTTATTCCGCACAATCATTTGGTGCCGCTGATTCTCCTGCGCTTACAACTTATTCAGGTGAAACATTAGCTTCTGCAACAAGTTCAAGTTCAATTGCAGAAAATTATCAAGTAATTGTAACAAGTGCAGGCTCTTCTCCGTATCCAGTAGGTTCAACTGTTCCTGCTGATAAAATTACTGATGTAAACACAACGACCAAAAAATTAACAATTACCAATGCGAATAACATGGTTGCAAATATTATTGCAACATTAACTTATTCTTTAGCATCAGGTAGTCCAGCAAAATCAAAAACATTTGTTACTGCTTCATCCACAATTCAAAATACTGGTGGTGAAGTTGTAAACACAAGTGGTGCAATTGTTTATGCAAGTTCTGGTCAAACAACAATTCAAGCAAATAATATTATCAAAACACCGGATACCGCACAAACATTATATGTTTCTGATGTTGTTGATTTAATTCAAGTTTTAGATTATAATGGTGCCGCAGTTTCTAATACTGGTGGTTCTGACATTACTTTCAAATATACTTTAGATATTG